GGGTGTCGATGGCGAGTTTGAGGGCCGTCACCGCGATATCGGCGTTGTTGATGCTGCCGGTCGGGACGGGGTCAGCGTTGGTGAGGTCCCAGCCATCGAAGCCGCCCTGGAAGGCGACGGTGAAACTGTTGGTGCCGACGCCGGGGTTTATGGCCGGCATGTTGCCGGTGAAGGCGGTGTTGTAGACGCTGTAGTCCACCCCGCCCAGGGTGCTGCTGCCCGAGATGTGGAGCAGGCTGAAGTCAGCCCCCGCCACCAGGCTGGCGTAACTGGCCAGGTTGTGGTGCGGCCAGGCCTTCAGGCGGTCAGCCACGTTGTCCTGGGAGAGGTCCACGCCCCAGTCCACGTACACGGCTAGGTTGTTGAAGGCGTCGAGGTTGTCCTCAATCACCGGCACATCGATGAGGCCGGCGGCGCCCAGGGCGCTCTGGGCGTCGGAGTAACCGGAGTGCCCCCACGGCAGCGCCGTCGGGTCCCAGTTACCGTCGCCCATGTGCACCAGGACGTACTTGGAGACGTTCTTGAAGGTGCCGTGGATGAAGTTCTTCCGGGCGGTGCTGTCCCACACGGCGTACTGGTCGCCGATGACGCGGGGCAGGTAGTTGGCCGAGGAGGGGTCCAGGGTGCAGTTAGTGAACGTCTCCAGCGGAGCCTGGCGGAGGTCCGTGTCGTTGAAATCGCGGATGATGACATCGAACGTGCCGAACTTGGTGACGGCCGGGAAGGAGGACGCCTTGATGTTGGCGATGGTCACCTTCACATTCACGTTGGCGCTGGCGCCGTCCGCGATGGTCTCGAAGTAGAACAACTGGTCACCGTACTGCGACTTGACCTCGGGCGACCGCGGGGTCGTCCAGTCATAGTCGTAGGCGGCCGAGGAACCGGAACCGACGCTGGCGGTGTTGTCCACGAAACTGATGGCCGCGCCGGTGTAGGCGACGCCCGAGATGGCCGCGATGCCGATGGGGGCGAAACCGACCGAGGAGGTCTGCGCCCACTTGAAATTCTTGAACAGGTAGTGACCGAAGGCGTCCGCCTTGGTCGGGTCGCTGTTGAGGACCAACCCGACGTACTTCAGCGAGGAGGTGATGAAGGACAGGTTACCGGAGAACACGCCGGTGAAAGCGGCGCCGGCCGAGCCAGAGAAAATGAAGGCCGGGGCCGTGTTGATGCCGCCACCGGACAGGCTGACGACCGCCGAGGGGCCGGCGTTGGTGCCGGAGACGTACCCCGTACCGGAGGCCACGAGCACCAGGCCCGACACGTCCGCGCCGGCGGCCGAGAGAGCCGCGAGAGCCTCGCCCTCGTTGCCCTGGCGGGAGCCGGAGAAACTGATGGACGAGGTCGGCGAGGTGACCAGAGCGCCCGAGGCGCCAATCAGCGCCGCGGTGACGCCCGAGAGGCCGTTGATGAGCCGGACCAGGTCGCCCGCGTCCGTGTTGCCCTCATCCGTGGTGATGGTGATGGCGCCGCTCGAGATGGACGCGCTGCCGCCGACGATGGCGCCGGAGACGACCGATACCGAGTAGACCGGGGTGGAGCCGGTCGCGGACGAACTGATGGCGACGCCATTCGCGCCGCTGATATAGAAGGAGGCGGTGGCGTAGGTGCCGGAGTGGACGCCGACCGTGATGGCGTTTCCAGCCGCGCTGGCGGTGGTGGCACCGGCGACCAGGCTGTACTGCACCGTCACGCTGTTGCCGGAGGCGCCCGGGAGGACGGAGGTGAAGAGGACACCGCTTACCAGCGCCGTTGCCGCGTTCTCGGCGAGGATGGTGAGGGTGGTGCCGCTCAGGATGTGGAGTTCGGCGAGGACCTCCCCATCGACGCCGGTCAGGAGCACCGGAACGTGGTCCCATCCGTTGGTGACGTTGCTCTTGCCATCGCGGCTGCCGAGCACGCGGACCACGTTGAGGGTGTCCGAGTTCTTGAGGTAGTTCTGGGCGGCGTACGGGAGTTGCTTCTCGGGGTCCACGTCGCCGAAGGCGGCCACGAAACCATTGAAATCGGACACGGTGTAGGGCGCGAAGGCCGGGCCCTGTGCCGTTACACCGATGACCGCTGCGCCGATGTTGGCCACTCCCTGGGCCAGGAATGAGCGGTCAATCTCCTGTGTGAAGACGCCGGGCGAGACGAACTTACGAGCCATATGAGCGAGTGTCTCCTGAAAGACTTAGGCGAGGGCAGAGGGTGGCCCTCGATACATCTTATCTAGACGGGCCTTTCCCTAGAAGCCCTTTTTGGGACCAACTTTCAGCGTTTTGGGCCGAATATCTTGTCCAACTCCTCCTGACTGTCGACGCGGGTGACAACCTCGGTCTTCAGGACCAGTTTGTACGAGGTCCTCTGGATTTGCACGGAGTCCTTCTCCCCGTCCCCGGCGGGTACCATCGCGAAGGGCACGGTGATTTCCGTGGTGTGCTTGATGATGCGCTCCTGGTCCGTGAATTCCTCGAAGTTGCCGGTATCGGACGCCAGGCTTTCCATGAAACCCACCACGTAGGGGTCCGCGAGGGCCATCGGGGGCTCGTACGGGTCGGGGCCGCCGTACTGGTTGAGCCGCGGCGGGTGCCTCCCGTCGTTGCGGATGGGGGCGACGAAGGACTTCTGGATATCAAGCGACCTCCAGATTTTCTGGAGGATTAGGTTCATCTGGCCGATGAACTGGGCCTGCACCACCACCTGGTAGGTGGCGATGACCCGGTCGGGGTAGGGGATGGTCAGCACATCGAAGACGGGCGGGTACTTGGTCTGGACGGTCCCGGGCTTCCTCGCCTCCAGGTTCTGGATTAGGTTGGACTTGGGGTCGACCTGCTTGGCGATGGTTATGCTGTCCGTCTGCACCCCCAGAGCCAACTTGGTCGGGTCGGGGCTGATGCCCGTGCGGCGGACGGCGATGATTGGGAGGATGAGCACGCCCTTCTCATCGCGGAACCCCGAGCGGCCGACGGCCCAGCGCTCGCCCTGAGCGAACTGGACAGGGACCACCTTGGGGCCCTGGGGCGTGTCCACGCTCACGCTCACCGTCCGCGCGAACCAGTCCCTGATTGCCCGGTCGACGGCCTCGATGGTCAGTATCTTGACCTCCGGCTGGCTCATGGCTTCCTCCGGGGGTCGGCGGTGTAGTTGCGCTGCGACGGCTGCGTGCTGTACTTGGGCGCGTTAAGGTCAGTCCGGGTGAGCGGCATCGGCTGCAGCGGCGGGGCGAACTGGCCCTTGCGGGCGGGCAGGCAATTGCACCGAATCTCAACCTTGTTCTCAATCTGGCCGAACGTGAGTTGCGGCTCGGTGACCGCCATAATCTCGAAGAGGACATCACCGAACTGCACGAAATCGCCCATCTTGGGAGCGACATTGCGCTCGGCCAACTCAGCCTTATGGAAGTAGACCTGCAGGGTGTACTTGGCGTCGGGGGGCATGATGCCCACGCTCTCGGTGGTCTCATCCCACTCGCAGCGGGCGCTCATGCGGACGGGCGCGGCCCAGGCCTTGTGAATGGCCTCGTTGTAGAGGTCATCGGCCTGCGTCTTCTCGGCCAGAATCTCGTAGTAGAAGACCTCCTGGGCGACGACCTGCTGCACCAGTTCGCGGGTCACCGCGTTGATGAACGCCACCTCTTTCTGACCGACGAACTTACGCGACATGGAAGACCTCCGCGAGGCGCGGCATCCTAGCCTCCCTCAATGGAACATCGACGGTGATGATGCGGAGGATACCCTCCGCGTACGCCGTATAAATCTTCCCATCCACGTCCTGCCAGCTCCTCTTGGCATCGCTCCAATACTCCGAGGAGACGTCCAGCCCGGTGCCCTTCGACGGGAAGAAGACGAACTCGTACTCGTCAACGTAGTTCCCGCCAGAGTACTCGTCCCCCTCCTGCAGCTGGGACAGCTTCACGCGCTCGACCCGCTCCAGCGGACCCAGGACGAGCCCGGTGCCATGAGCCGCGAAGAGCTGCTCCCCGGCCTTCCTGGCCAGGGCCCAAAGTTGCTGGTCCGTCATCTCCGTCATCCGATGTAGATACCCAGCGGAATCCCCTTCCAGTTTTCCTGGAGGTTCTGGGCCATCTGGGCCTGCTTCTCCAGGAGTTTCTGGGAGGTTGTCTCCTCCAGGATGTCGCGGAGTTCGTTCCGTAGCGCGTCCATGTCAGCGCGCGCGTCCGTAATCAACTCGGGGCCGTTTAGGGTCAGGTCACCGTTGGGGATAGGGATGGTGCCGAGTTTGGCGCGAATCTGGCCCTCGATTTCCTTGGAGAAAGCGAGCGCCATCCGGCGAATCCAGTGCTTGCTGATGCTGTTGAGCCCGCTGTACTGGATGTTGCCGAACGGGATATTGCTGATGTTGGCTACCCCGGCGAACGCCGGGTTGTTGACGGCGCCCTGCTCGATGGACCCGCTGGCCGAGTAATCGGCCACGTTGGTCGGGTTCGAGTCGATGGTGAACGTGAAGTACAGCAGGTAACTGTTCATCGGCGTCGGGTAGAGCCACAGTTGGTTGTTGAACAGGTCGAAACTGTAGTTGGACCGGCGGACGGTGTTGGACGTCTTGAACTGCATGCCGCGGAGGACGTCCTCCCAGATGGGCAGCAGGTAGAACAGGGTCTCGGGCGTGAACGACTCGAACCGGAACTGATTGTTCAGGTAGTTGAGGCCGCTCGTGGTGCCGAAGAACCGATAGGCGGCCAGCGGCGAGGTGTGGTACAGGTCGCGAAGGACGATGGTGCCGCTGCCGTTCCACTGCGCCGGGAGGCCGGCCGACGAGGTGGCGCTCCCCGAGGGGATGA